CGCCCTGCGCGAGATAGTCGCCAGGCCGCGTATACGCAGCATCGAATATGCCGTGCCAGAGTGCCTCACCATAAGCATTTGCACGCGCGAATCTGTCATCACGCGCGGTGAAGGCTGCGCGTAGACGCAGGAACCGGTTCCCCGGGGACATTGGTTCGGAGAACCCTGAAGGCCTATAGGCATCCGTGTCCGCGCCGACAGCGCGCGCCGCAGCATTAAGACCGCGGTGAACGCGGTCCTGTAGCTCCATGGGATTCATGTTTCACACGACCAGTGAGACGCCGCGGTCTGTTATCGCCGGCCCCGGCGGGATCCCGAGGAACCCGCAAAGCCGTCGCCGCCAGTCATCGAACAGTCTGCTACGGTCGCGCGGCTCGTCACGATTGCGCGTCCACACCGACGCCTGATCGGTATCGAGATTGTCACCTGCCCGTGGCACGGCGAACTCCAGTGCAGCCAGCGTGCCGAGGTATCGGCGAACGACGACCGCCTCGGCGTCCGACAAATTGTTCATGCGGAATTCCAGCAGCCCGTAGGCCTCAAAGAATCGCCAGCCCTGCATGCCGGAGTTCCCTGTACCGTAGGCCGGGTAGCCACAAAAGCGGCGGATCTCCGTCTTCTCGGCGTCCGTGAATGCCATCAGATGTAGGATCCGTCACCGCGGGTGAACAGCATGGTCCCGGTGCCGGCAGCAAGCACTGCGGCGGCGTACCTCACCAGGCCGTTGATCGCCAGCATCACGCGTGCGTTCGCCATGACCGGCATATCAACGTTCGAGGCCGACACGGACGGATCTGCGCCAAAGCGCACATAGGCGAGCGAGGCGCTGGTGTTGGTCACCACGATCGAATCGCCGCCCCCCACAAGGAGCACGGCGGCGGATGATGTAGTCGCGCTGAGTGAAGCCGTGCCGGTTGGACGGAACGGCGCGGTGGAACCGATTGCCATGTATTGTCCGTCCTCTGTCGGGTCAGCCGATATGCTCGACCATGACGGCGCGCTTGAACGCGGCGTTGGTCGCGGTCGGGATCGTGGTCGGATTGGTCGTGGTATCCGAGGGAGCGCAGAAGCCGCCGATCCAGTACCAGGACTGTGCGATGATTTGCTGCAGGCGATCGATCGGCTCTCGTGTCACCATGGCCACGTCATCGACAACGGCAACGATCGAGTCCTTCGGTACCACGTCTTCGGCCGCCATCCCGGCAAAGTCGCCCTCGATCAGCGCACCCTGGCCACAGATGATCGGCCGCCGGACCATCAGACCGGCGAGCGTCGGATGCGCCTGCACGTAGGCCTCCGTCGTCGGGATGAACCGCAGGCCGAGGAAGTCGTTCGTCATGCCTTGGCGGAACACCTGGTTTGCCGCCGTGGCTCCCTGGAACAACTGTTTGAAATCCGGATCCGCGAACAACTGCCGGGCGGACACGGGGTCGAGATAGCAGTTGTAGACCCCATCGATCTCAGGCACCGCGTTCAAGCGAAGTTTGGCGACCGCATCCAGCAGACAGGCCATTGTCAGCATGTCGGTGGCAGTCAATGCACTGGTCGTGCCACGTTGCGCCGGTCGGACAATCACCGACGCGTTGGCTGCCGTCACGGCATTGCCGGCCGTGCCGTCGGCCACCGACACGTTGCCGGAGAAGGTCAGCACGCCCGATGCACCGTTTGGCGCCGTTGACACATTGCTGACGTCCGCCGTGACGCCGGTCAGGGTGTAGGCGTTCGCGCCAACCGTGACGGTCAGCGGATTCGACGCACCCACCAACTGCTGCACACCGTTGACGAAGGCATATTGAAAGCCGCGGACGTCATCGACGTTGACCGCGGTGCCGGGTGCTCCCAACGTGGTGCGAACCCGCGTGTTGCCGCCGAAATAGCTGCTGAACAGGGCATTGCGCGCCAGCTCGTCGAGGCTGCGCGCCGCCTGCTCGCCGTTGACATAGGCATTCTGCAGGAACTGCGACGCGATGCCCACGCGGCTGGTGACCATATTCAGATCTGTGGTGGCAGCGTAATGGTTGATGGTGATGGTATATTGCTCGACGCCCCACCCCGCCGGGGTCATGCCGTTGTCGAGGTTGGTGTTGGTGCTTGCCGCCAGTGGCGTGGTGATGCTGGGCTTCAGCCCCGCCCGCGTCCTGGTCAGCGTCTCGCCGATGCCGACCGAAATCTTCACCCGATCGGCGCAGGCGCGATAGCCGAGACGTGACTTCAGCGCCTGTTGGAATTCGCGCTCCAAGAAGCCTTGCTGGATGATCGGCTGCAAGGCTGCCGGAAAGTTCTGAATGCCCATTCGGGGATCCCTTCTATGACTGGTGTTTCAGGATTGCCGCACGGGCGGCTCGGTATTCGTCATCGGTCATGTCGGTGGCCAGCTTTTGTCTGGGCGGTTGCGCCGGGGGTGGGCTGGCTGGGCTGGACGACGACGCACCGCCGAACAACCAGGGCTTTGCTCGTCTAAGTTGCGCCATGAGCTCTGCAGCGTTCGCCAGTTCACCGTCCGGGGTGAGCTCCACACTCTTCAGGTCGAGCAACTTCAGGCCATCGAGATCGACGATCCCGGCCCGCACCGCCTCGACCTTCAGCTCCGCACGAACGATGCGCGCTCGGGCCTCCTGCTCAATTTCCCCCAACCGGCGTTCCGCTGCCTCGGCGCGCGCGCGCAGTTCCGCAACCGGATCGGTGTCCGATCCGGCAGGCGTGTCGTCTTCTGACATCAATTGCTTCCGTTGGTGTCCTGGTCGGCTGCGATGCGGGCGAGTTCAGCGGGCACGTCCTCGATATCGAACGTGTCGGCGATCGCCTTCACGGCACTCTCGCGGCTGATCTGGCCCGCATTCGCCAGGGTACTCAGGGTCTGCGCGTCCTTTTGCCGATCATCCGCAGTGGTCGGATACCAGCGCGGCCAGTTGAGCGAGAGCCGCGCAACGGGGTCCATCGCAGGAAGCTCCTGCCCGAGGGCCCGCAGCCGATAGACCTGCGATGCCCGCAACACCATGCGCGCAAGCGACAACAGGGCACCCTCGCCATAGCTGACACGCAGATTGTCGGCGAGCCATACCAAACCCTGGTTCATTAGCTCCAGCGCACGGCCCGATTGAGCGGCCGTGAGCCGATCGGCGTTCGCCCGGTTGCCGTGGACGCTTTCCAGTGCAAGCTCCCGCAGTGTCCGCACGTATTCGATGACCGCGGCCGACGCCGTCCCTCCGATCTCCAGCAGCCTGGCGTCGCCTTTCTCGCTGACCACAAGTGCGTTGCCGGCGCCCTTGATGATCTCGCTGTCGGTGGTGGCAGGCTCCTTGATCAGCAACGTCGGGTCGCTGCTGTATTTCAGACCGCGGCCGGCCTGACTAAGCTGATAGTCGATCTCGATCTGCGTTTCGATTGCGGCACGGAATGTGCAGGCGCCATCGGCAGCGTCACTGGTTGACGACGGACCAGGCAGATTGCGGATCCATACCATCGGCACGAAGCCAAGGCCGTGCTGGACGCTGCGCTCCTCATCGATGTCGGCGTCGAACGCACTGTCAACCGGCAGCGGCATGAACCAGGTCTCGCCCTCGGTGTCCCAACTGCGTGCGAACCAGTGGTCGATCCCGGTGTCGGCGATTTCGTACCCGCTCGAAGCGAGAAGCGCACCCGGCACCTTGTACTTCTCCGTCACCCGGATCAGTGTGTCTGGCTCTTGGGCGTCCCATTCGGGCGTCAGGTATGTGGTATCGAGAACGTCGAAGAAGATGCGCCCACGCAGCACGCGCATGAGAATCGCGACGGAGCCGATGGCGCCTCGCATCGCCGCCTCGGTCATTGTCAGATTGAGACGAGTCTCCTTGGCAACATCGGCTAGTGCAGCGCGGACCACCCGGTCGGCGCAATCGATCGTTGGGAAATGACCCTCGCTGAACAGCAGTGAAACGCTGTCCTCCACAACAATGCGACAGAGGGCGTAGCGTACACTGGGTCGGCGATTGCGCAGCGGGATGTACTCACCGCCCGCGCCACGCTCCTCATGGAACTGATACGGCAGGACATCGTACAGTTTGCCATCAAGCACGCGCTTCAGGATATCCAGCGAACGCACGCGCGGCGGATAGTGTGGATCGCGCGGAATGAGGTTGCAGATCGTCTCGAACATGGGACCGTTGAGATAAAGATCGCGTCGGCTAGCGAGCCAGGAGCGGCAAGGAGATACGGCGCGCTGGCGCTCCAGCCTCGGTAAGCATTGTGAAGGCGCGCGACAGCGCATCGACCTGGTCGTCTTTGCGGCCGAACGGGAAGTCCCGCAGCTCCTCGAGGAAGGCGTGGTTCCATCCGCCGCGCACCATTGCGAAGTTGCCTGCCTCGATCTGAGAAGCCACCGGCCCCGCGCGCGTCAATTTGGCACCCGTCTCACGTGAGGTCTCTATGCGATGGCCGGCAAGCTGGCCGGTGAGGTAGTGGGCCTGATGCTTACCGGCCTGCCCGGGGTCTTCCGCCAAACCGATGCTGACGGACGTACCGTCCACACGTGCGGTCTCGGCAATGGCAGCTTCTACCTGGTACGGGGTGCCGCGCATGCGCATCACATCAAGCACGATGAAACGACCGGACTGCTGACGCGTCAGCTTCACACCGGCCGTCCAGTCGGGGTCGTTGCCGCCGGTTGCCGCGGTCGCGGCGAGATCCCATGCACGCACGACCCTACCGTCGGAGCGCGTCGGCAGGGCATCCAGGATGTCTATGCACTCGGTCTTGAACAGGC